ATGGTGGTTATACTGTAACTCCGTTTATGTCTAATCGTGTAAGCTCACGTATGTATGAAACTGATCCTATCCGTCAATTGGCTAGTGTTGAGACTATCGGCACTGATGCTTATGAAATGTTTATGGATAATGATGAGGCTGGAGCAGCGTGGGAAGGGGAAACGGTACAGAATAGTAATGAGGATACTCCTAAAATGGCAAAAAAGAGAATCCCTGTTCATATTCTTGCTACTCATCCTAAAATGACTCAAATGCTTATCGATGATTCTAATATTAATATTGAATCTTGGTTGTCTAATAAAGTTGCTGAAAAATTTAGTAGAACTGAATCAGCCGCTTTTGTAACTGGTAATAGTATTGGTCAACCTACGGGTTTCGGTACTTATCCGGCTTGGACTACTAACGGCACTTATGAGCATAAGAAGATTGAACAAGTTAATATGGGTCATGCTACTCAATTCACTACTGACGGCTTGATTGATGTTAAATATAGTATGATTGAGCAGCATCTCATGCGGGGAACATGGTTGACTAATCGGCTGAATGTTCGTGATATTATGAAGCTAAAAGATGGTGACGGCCAGTATATTTGGCGTCCGGGTATTACTGAAGGCCAACCGGCCATGCTTTTGGGCCTGCCTTTTAGAATGTCTACAACTGTAGCTACTGCCGCTGCTTCTGCATTGGCCATTTATTTGGCTGATTGGAAAATGTCTTATCTGATTGTAGATAGACAAGGGATTAATGTTCAACGTGATCCTTTTACAAAGAAACCTTTTATCGAATTTTACACCCGTAAGCGTGTAGGTGGAGATGTCATCAATTATCAATCAATCAAAATTGGCAAAGTAGCCGCATAATCAAGGAGATAAAAATGCCAAATACGCTGAGAGATGGTTATAGTAATTTTAAGTTTTTCCAGGCTTTAGCTCCTTTTATTACAACTGATCCCCCCGCTCATGCGGGTGTAACAGTCGATACAAAGGGATTTGATACTTGTACTTTTATTGTTAATGTCGGAACTACAGCTAGTGCTGGTGCTATGGCTGCTGATGATTTCTTGCAGTTGAAGCTTGAACATTATAATAGTACAGCGGGGGCGTGGAGTGAATGTTATCCTAGTCAGATGATTCATAGTGTGATTGGGATGGCTGGCGCTTATTCTGCTTTGAATAGTGGGATTTTTCAAAGTATTGCTAGTTCTACTGATGGTTCTGCAACTTACTATGTTGGTTATAAAGGCCCGCATAGAGATGTAAGGGTTTATGTTTCTGGGGAAAACACACCTAGTACGACTTACATGGGTGCTATTGCTGTTCTTGGACTGCCTGCTGATTGGGCTGTTACTGAACCTGTAGGAGATTAATTTTAAATGCCGTGAGAGCTTCTGCTCTATAAGGCAAGGCTGAGGTATTAAACCTCTGAGTTTTTGCTCTCACGGCTTATCTAACGTTATATAGACACATAAACAAACGGGGGAGAACAATGGCCGTAAAAGATTTAAGTACATATGTAAATTCAAAAGTAGGAAGATTCCAAGAAGCAGATCGTTTTTTTATGAAAGAGGATGGGTATTTTCAGTTTTATGATGTTGAAAGGACTGGTTTAGAATTAAAAAATCAGTTAGCAGGTGGACAAACAGAAATTCTTGTTGCAGCCGTATCAACAGTATTTGCAATTACTAATTACAGTGTAGGCGTTAAGAATGTCTGGTTTTCAATGACTTCAACTTTAGTAGCGGGTGCTTATGCTATGGTTAGCGGCCCTAAAGCTGGGGAAGAGGTGTATTTAGGAATAAAGCAAACATCTAATATTTCGGGCACAGCGGTTATTTCATTTTCTGGTTGTTCTTTTGTCGGGCTGTTGAAAGGGTCAACTTTATCAACACTTACTCTACAGAACTCAGCTGGTAGTGCTGCTAAAGCTCATTTGGTTTGTTTTGCTGATGGTGAATGGACCGCTGTTGAGTATAGTAATAATCTAATTTGTGTAGAGGGATAATGGCTAAAATTAAAATGCTCCAATCTATACCAGGAGCTTTAAACGGGGGCTTGAAAGTTAAGCTATTTAAGAAGGATCTGGTTTATGATCGTGAAGATATGGAAGGAATAGACCAAATCTTTTTGGATAATAATCTAGCTGAAAAGTATACAGAGCCTGAGGAAGTTGTAAGGCACGAAAAAGGGTTATCAGGGGCACCGGAAAATAAAAGAGAAGTTGTTCCTGAGAATAAGAGTTATATTATTCCTGAAAATAAAGAAACCTTGAAACGTAAAAGCAGGAAGAAATAATGTTAATCCGTAGTGATAAACATTTAAGGGATTATAATCAGGATTGGAAAGTAACAACCGCACCGAGTATAGAGCCAATTACCAATGATGAGGTAAAGCTCTATGCTAGGATTGACGGCAGTTCCGAAGATAATCTAATTGATAGTTTTATTGAGGCTGTGAGAGGCGCAACTGAGAAGTTTTTAGGTCGTGCCTTAATCAATCAGTCTATAACTGTTAGTATGGATGAATGGCCAGCTTCACCTATTGAGCTTCCTAGACCACCTTTGGTCAGCATAACAGAGGTTAGGACAGTAGGAGAAGACCTATCAGAATCAGTTTATAGTTCTGATAATTATTATGCTAGAACTAATCCTGAACCCGGTGAATTAATAATTAAGTTTGAAAAAACTGACCCATGTAACACAGATAGGTATTTCGGCGGTTATGAAATAGAATTAGTGGCTGGATACGGTGCAACGGCTGATGATGTTCCTCAAGCAATCAAACTAGGAATGATAATGTGGGTTGCTGATGTGTATGAAAACCGTGTGCCAATATCTGAACCACCAGGAATAGTAAAAACAATAATGGCACCTTATAGAGTTATACCGGTATGACTAGATTAGCAAAAGACCTAAGAAATAGGGTTTGGATTCTAAAACCTATTCAAACCCCTAATGATGATGGAGGGTTTAATCGGTCTTATTCTAAATTAATCCAAGTATGGTCTAACCTTAAGCCTATAGCACAAGCCAGCAGGGATATAGCTGCTTTTGCTGCTAGTATTAGAGGGGTACAAGTTAATAGTGTAGCAACCCATAAATGGAAGGTAAGAAGGGTAGCAGTAGAGGAGATAGGGGCCGCTTATGATTCTGGTTTCAGTCGTGGGTTTGCTAGAGCAGGGAGTTTGCAGATTCTAAGAGCTGAATATTATGTGTTTGAAGAAAGAGGTAGTACAGACGGTGCTTTTGCTGCTGGTTTTAATATCGGGTTTGATCAGACAGAAGGTTTAGTAGGAACGCTTTATAGAATAGTTGGTGGAGTGGATAATAATTCAGATCATGAGTATTTAGAAGTAAGATTAATGGAAATAGAGGAAGAGGGAACAGGGGCTGAAGCGTAATGACAACAGCAAGCAGGTCTAGTTTTGAAATAGTGAGGGGGCCTGGCTTTAATGCTGAATTAAAAAGGTTAGGCGCTACAGAAGATAGGATTAAGCAGGTAGTAAGAGATGAATTAATAACCGCTGCTGAAAATATCAGAAACCACATTATTGGGAGTATGCAAAAGTCCCCTAAGATAACTAGAACTAAAAATAGTGGTAATTCAAATGCACTTAATCCATCAGGTAATTTTAATTGGATGGTGGGAGGCAAGTTACATATACCGTCAAGCCCTGGTTATGCTCCTAGACCGGTTCACGGAGGTACTGGAATGATAAGTTCGATTAAAAAAGATGTCCGACAAAATGAAGTTGAGGTTGGATCAAGATTAAAAGGTAAAAAAGGCCAGTACCCTAAATATTTAGAAGAAGGCACTAAGAATATGGAAGCTAGACCGTGGCTAGAACCGGCAGTCAAATATGGTGAAAGGTTATTTTTTACCGGCATTAGGAAACACATTTTAAATGCAATGAGATGAAAATAGCCTCTATAGTTTTAAGATTAAGAGCTGCTGATACCCGTTTCGGTAATAATATCGCCGGGGCTGCTGAGTTTGGTATGGTTCAGGCTGATACCCTTACTGAAGATACAGCTTATGTAATACAAACAGATGAAACCACTTTTCCTAACCAAACTGAAGCAGATGTAAGCCAAAGATTAACAGAAGAGTTTGGAATTGTAGTAGCAATAAGAAATGATTTAAGTTTAGCTGATAAAACAGGCTTAACCGCTTATGATAGCTTGTTTGAAATCAGAAGAGAGTTTTGGAATATCTTAGTAGGCTTAGAATTACCTAATGATGATGATCCACAATATATTATAGAAGGTCCGATATCATACAAAGGAGGGGTTTTACTAGATATTAACGCCGCTTGGTTATGGTATCAATTTCAATTTACTTTTCCAGCTAGATTAACAGGGGCGTTACAGGAATATGATTTAGATAGCTTAGATACTATATCAGCTCAATGGGTAATGACTCCAAATAAACAAATACCGACAAAGGGTGCTGAGCCTTTACCGGGAGCTATAGCAGATAGTGATATGGAATCAATTATTAGTTTCACTGAAAATTTATTAGCTGGAGGCTTTGATTCAAGGGCCTTTGATTCAGGGTTTGACTTATATGAAGGATAATATGCAAAAATTTTTAATTCCAAAAGAGGGATTGCTAGTTAGAGATCCTAAAAGTTTTACACCTCTTCCAGAAGACGGTTTACTAGTTGATTGGAATGGCAATGCCGGTAGGTACTGGCGAAAACGTGTTAAACAAGGTGATTGTATTGAATTAAAAGAAAAGGAAATCAAATTGCCTGAAACCATTTCGTTTAAAAGAAAAAAGAAAGGAGATAATTAATGACTATAAGTTTTAATAATATTCCAAAGAATATCAGGACTCCGGGGGTGTATGGGGAGGTTGATCCTAGTCGAGCCTTAACCGGTTTAGCTGCTAACCCTCATACAGTTTTGATTCTAGGACAAAAGATAGCAGCCGGAACCGTTGATGCTGATACTCTAGTTGCTATTAGTAAAGATGGTTTAGCTGATGGTTTCTTTGGTCCTGGCGCTGTTCTATCTAGAATGTGTAATGCATATAAAGCTAATAACCCATATACAGAAATGTATGCAATGGCTTTGTCTGTTACTGGCGGTGTGGCTGCTTCAGCTGCTATAGACTTTTCAGCGGCTTTAGATGGGGCCACTTTTTCCGGTGCTGAAACAATGCACATTATGTTTAATGGTGAAGGGATCGATTTTAATCTTACTAGCGGAATGTCAGGAGGCCAGATAGCTTCTTTGGTGGCTAGTACTATTAACGGGGTTGCTTATTCTGGTTTACCTATGACAGCCGCTATGTCTGGTATTAGTGCGGATTCAGCTGGTCATTTACAGTTTCTGGCTGTTTGTTCTGGTACGCTAGGTAATTATCTTAATATTAGACATAATTATTATACTGGTGAATCTTTTCCGGTTAGTTTTTCAGCTGCTTTAAATACTGTTACTTTTGCTGCTGGAACTACTGATCCTGATTTAGGGGATGCTTGGACGGTTATTGACGGCACAAGATATAATTATATCATCCAGCCTTATATCACAGCAGCTAATCTTAAAGAAATTGAAGACGAACTAGAAGATAGATTCAAACCTTTAGAAGATTTGCAGGGTCACGGTTTTACTTGTGTAAGAGGAACACAAGCAAGCTGTACTACTTTAGGAAATAGCCGTAACAGCCCACATAATACTATTATGGGTATGTATGACAGTCCTAACGCTCCTGAAGAGTGGGCGGCTGCATTGGGCGGGGTTTGTGCTTTTAATCTTAATCAAGATCCAGCTAGACCATTACACACATTAAAATTAAAAGGTATATTGCCCCCACCTTCAGAAAACCGGTTTACTAGGTCTGAAAGGGAT